ATGCAAAAATACATGATGGATTTGAAATGTCCACTAAAATCGCAATAGTTATCACAAGGAACAGATGCAAAACCAATTGATTTATATTTATGTAAAAATGGTAAACACATCAACTCATCACCCTATTTAACCAACCCAATAAAAACTTACTCTGTGATTTGTCTTTGTTGCATATAAAGATGAAGTGTTTTATATAATCATCAATTATCCACCCAAGAATTTCGGTTTGTCTTTGTTTACAATGATGATCATTAATCATGTATAAAGTTTTACACCCAATTATTCCATCAAATTCTAGCTCTGACCCATCATCTAGTTGCTTCTGAAATATCTTATTAGCCTGTGGAGCACCCATCAACACTGCCATATCAAACACTTTATCAGCTATCTCTTGATCTTCAATTTCACCGTATCGGTTGGCGTCCCAGAAGTATTTTTTGTAAATAAATTTTGCCTGATCTAAAGTAATCATCTCAACAGTGTATCTATCTGGACGTTTTGAAAACAAAGATGCATCACCAGCTATTTTTAAATCGTATTTTTTATTATCAAATACATATAATAGAAACCTTAACGATATACCATACTTAGTCGCTCCACCCTTATCACCAAGGATTTCTGTGTATTTGTCGCAGCCTTCATTGGCAATGGTTTTAGCTACTGCTAGTTCAAAGTCACTCATATATATTTTTCTCTAAACTTTAATTTAATTTGATTATTTTCGTTTTCAATTAATAAAAACCCAATTACACAACTATTTATATCTCTTATCTCAATATGAGTATAATCAGGATCTTCTGCTATTACCTGTTGAAACTTAATATTGTTAATTAAAGTCACATCTAGTTCAAAGTCTGCCATTATTTACTCCGGTATGTATGCCCATTTCTCTATTAAAAATGGAAATATCTTTATAATTTTTTGTTTGAATACGTTTTGGTCTAAGCCATATATTTCAAAACTCAAAAATATATGACCATATTTACCATTTTTTATTGTAGATATACCTTTGTTAAGTCTGCATACATACATTAATTTACTTGATGATAATTTAACTAATACCAATCTATCTTGATCTGGCAAAGATTCTTGATCATCTTCTTTTACAAAAACCCATTCAAAGTCTGCCATTATTCACCTCTTACAAATTTGTCAGTATTAGATGACCAGTTAGTCATAACTGATTTTAATCTAGAATACAAACTTGGCTTTATTGTTTTAATAATTTTATACATTACAATGTCACTATACCAATCAACCTCAGTCCTATTATTAAAAGGACGATATCCTAATAAATAAGCTTTATTAAAAATAATACATCCTGATTGATCATCTTTGCATTGAAAATTAACTGTATCAATTAGTAACCTAGTAGGTTTTATTTCAAAGTCTGCCATTTAATCCTCATTTGTGTATTTAATAATAAAATCAGTAGCAACATCTACTGAATCAAAATTTTCAGTTTTGTTTGGATGACACTCCATATAATTATTAAACCTGCCTATAGTCTCACATAGTGATTTAACATGAGGAGTTAAATCACAGTCTTTTGATTGTGATACATAAGTAGTATTGCAAATTATGCATGATCCTATTTGTATTAATATAATTAAATTTTCAATATCACTTTCTAAAAATGAATTTGAAAGATCTGCTAGATCAGATTTCTTTTTAAATAAACTTTTTACCAAATTAAATTCTGCCATTATTTATACTCCAATAGCCTTTATCAATGATTGAACAGCTTTAAAATATTCAACTTTTTCTTGCCTTACCTTTAATCCATTTTCTTTCAACCATTCCATGGAATCATCATGCCTAACTTTTAAGCAATCAAAGCAAGGCTGTTTAATAGGATAATGAACTACCATTCTTACCTTGTCTGATTTATGCCGTTTAAATTTTGACAGCTTTAAGTACTCATAATTTTTGTCCATGTATCTTTGAATGTTTTTATAAGAGCAATTGTAATCATAATAACATCCACGCCGTCCTCTTGCTCCAATTGATGCGCATTCCCATCGTATTTCTTTTTTACCACAAAAAATACGAACATGATATCGATCACATACATAACTACATAGAGGGCAATATTCTTTTTCACAACCTGCCATTATTTAACCCTAAAATAGTATTTGTTTGTTTATCAGAATTATTGATCAAAGATTTAAGCTCTTCATACCTAGCCAATTCCATTCTTTCCTTGCTCTTTATCCTTTGTTTTTCTAACAAGAAGTGTTTAAAATCTTCTTGTCTTTCTAGTGTTTCTTTAGATAAGAATTGAATATCATTTGATCGAAGATAATGTTTAGAATTTATGCATGAAAAAAATGTTGACGCACACAATACATTAATTAATTTCATAAATAAACCTAATAATATTTACTAAAATGTTTAGCTGAATTTTCTATTTGCTTAATCTTGTTGCTTTCTTGATCATGCCATTCAAGATTAGAATAATGTACATTAGAGCAGTCTCCATCAATGTACTTTATTCTTTTATATTTATAAGGACATAATCCTTTAAATGTAGAGCATACTATTCTAGCCAAACTATAGTTTTTACCTGACAATGAAACACTTTTGTCTTCTCTATCTTCAGATATACGCCTTATTTTCATTAATTTATTTTTCTTAATATTAAGAACCTTTCCATTCTCAGAGCAAGCATAGTTCTCATGATCAGGTATAACCTTGAAGCCTTCACGTATAATTGTCATTATATATCTCTATGTTTGTAAGATGTCTCAACTAACAACATGCCTGATCTTATAATCTGATTTATAAAGTCATTAAAGCTCATGTTTTTATACTCTTTCAATTCATCAAGCATTCTGAATAGATCTTCATAAGTATCACGTTTAATAGCAATACGGACCAACTCATTTGAGTTATCTTCCAACTTAAGATCTGACATCACTTATCCTTCATTATCTTTTTGATAATTATAGATGACACTAGTGTTTTTAGCAATTGAAATAGTATGTTAATCATCTTCATCTCCATAAAAACTTAGCTTGTTACATTCGTAACATCTAACTATTGTATATTTAGATTCAGGGTCACTAACATTAGGAATAATATCTGCTATATTAGAATTACAAAAAGAGCAAATATATTTATTCATAATATTTCAACTTAATTGGTTTACACATATAAACATGTCTATCAGGTATATAAATAAACTCATCTATAATTCTAATCTCATCGGGTGAAGCAGGCTTATGAGGATCATCAATAATAATAGCATCTGAAAATCTATCATTTGATTTTTGTTGTAGTAACTTAAAATGATCAGACTCTAAGTAAGCATAATTAATAATGCATCTTATTTCACTCATACTATCTTACTTATTATTTCTAATTGACGCTTAATGTTTTCATGTTGATACCAGATAAAGTGCAAACTTGATGGAAATGGACCTTGACCAGAACATTTAGTCATATCTATATGACTATAAATTTTATCTATTTTATTGCAATGAAACAAAGCTTGCTTTATACATTCTTTAATATCAAACTTTGAGTAATCAATGCTATCTTTCATCAATGCATCTCCGGTTTTTTAACACTCGAAATATGCATATGAAAGTTTTCATCATCCACCAATATGATATCTTTATATAACATTAGATTATTGCACTCTATACGTATCTGTAGCTTTATTTCATTGTCTTCTAAATATTCAGTGGCATAAGCTGCGATGTGATCTTTCATAAACCCTCTATATTTACTGTTATAGCATCAAAAAAACTATTATTTAACACTATTTACTATTTAATCTATAGTAATACTCAATAAAACACTGCTATAGCAGTAAATAATCAATACTCTCTTTCATTCTTCTTTACCTAAAAACTGAGGAAAACAATTATACAAACATATTTTAATTTTTCTCATTGAATGATTCATTCTCAATAAAGATTTGCGCTCTAAATCTTTTACTACTTGCCATGAAACACCAAGTTCTTTAGCTATAGTTGATCTTGTATTTCTATGATTACCTAGTTCAATTGTTCTTTTAATAACATATTCGCCTCTTTCGCCTAGAGTATAAAGAGCATCTAAAACATGCTTCTCATCTTCATATCCACGAGTTATAAAGTAATTTAAATCAATACTATCGTTCATTGTTTAACCACACATATGCTGCACCAACATCTACAATCTTCATCAACGTCTGAATTATAATGTACAACATTAGATGATAAATAATTAAAATAATCTGATATATCTTTGTTGAATAAATCAATACTCTCGTTCATTTTTTAATTCCAAAATCAAATACTTGCTTATTTGTTAATACACATGATGCTTTATACGTAAAACCATCATATTTTTTACATAAAAATGGTTTAATTTTATACATTAATTTATAGAACGACTCTTTATTAGTAACCTCAAATGCAACTTCTAAATTGTAATAATCAATACTCTCTTTCATTCTTCGCCACTCTTATAATAACCCGAATCTCTTTTTATAAAAGAGATTGCGTCCTTTATCGTAAAAATATCATCTTTAATTTCAAGCAGTGTTTTTTCAATTTCTTCCGAATTATCACAGTCATATTGAAAACAATATGTTAATGCTTTGTTTATTGTTATGTTGTGATCACATATCAAAGTATCTAGATGATCAATTAAAGTATTAATATCCATTATTTAGCCAGCAAATTAAAATGACAACTATATAAACAATTTTTATATTTTCTAGAGCAGTTACTCATTCTAAATAATGATTTCCTCTCTAAGTCTCTTATTACCTGCCAAGAAACTCCAAGCTCTTTTGCTATAATTGATCTAGTATTTTTATGGCAACCTAATTCAATTATTCTTTTAAGAACATACATGAGCCTTCCACCCAGAGTTTCAATAGCATCTAAAACATGTTTCTCATCTTCGTAACCAAGATTTATAAAGTAATTTAAATCAATACTCTCTTTCATTCTTCAACCTCAGCTCGTTTAATATCTCATTACTCTTATTGATAACCTCTTGCACTGCCGCAGCATCATCATTAGATCTAAACGTCTTAATCATGTTAAGTACACAATTAATCTCATCAGCACTCATGCGTTGACCGCTCATCGCTTCAAACATGACATTGACAAGCTGCTCTGGTGTTTTACCAATAAGATTAGGCAAATCAAACTCTAATGAGTCTTTCTTAGCATTCGGTAATAACTTATCCATCCATATTTTAAGACACGCTGTATCACCGCTTAAAGCCATGTTTATGACCATATTAATTCCCTCTGGTCCTCGTTCACGTAGAGTCCTTAAAAGCTCTGTATTGCGCTCAGAAACGCCTTTTTTACGCCCTGCTGGGTTACCCGATTGTCCTTTTTTAAATGCCATTGCTTAAAACCTGCTTTTTACAACCAATTTGGTTAATTATTGTTCGTTAATTCTTCATCGATATGTCTTTTATCCCACGGTACACAATCATCATTACAGTCTGCGCAGAAAACCTCTGCTTTATCATTGCCCAATCTTTCGTCATTGCATGTATTACACTTACTCATCATTAACCTCTAACTCTTCGCCTACCATCTTATATCCTCGTTCATCACAATACACACAGGGTATTCTAACCGAACCGTGAATAACTGATCCTTCACCCAAACATCGACCACATATAAGCATAACTCCTCCATCTTATCTATTAAAAACACTAGTGTCAATTACTATTAAATATAGGGTTTCCCATTAAAAATTCAATCCTATCTATTATACACTAGAATTAACTTCATTTATTTTAACATTAGTTTACTAATTACGTTGACAATGCTAATTAACACGGCTATACTAACAACATAACAAGAGCGCAGTAAGCGACGAAACTAAACCAAGGGAGAATGAGAAATGATAACTAAGGAATACTACATCAATAAAGACGGTCAAGTAGCTTGCAGAGAAGAATGGGAAAGAAATCTAATAATTAAAAATTCTAGAACAGGTGGAAATCTTAGTTTTGATGATTTGATTGATCTTGGGATGTTGAGTTTTTTACGCGAAGAATATCAAGAAATTTTTAACCAATAAAAAATAACTAAAACAAAGGAGATGATGATGACTATAGAATTAAACGGAAGAACTTACACGCTAACTAAAGAAGTTTGTCTTATGGACCTTAAAAATCTATCAGCAGACATGATTAAGCGTAATTGGGAGCCTAAAGAATATTATTTTAGAGGAGTTAGAGGTGGATCATTCATGGCTTGGAAGAGTTTAAAAGATGGTCATTTTTCGAAGGTGAGATAATGTATTGCAAAAAAAATATGGTAAAAACAGCTCTATTTGACAATAGAGCTGCATTAGAAGAAATAATTTTCTTAGATAATTATTTGAAAGAAAATGGTAGAGAAATGCTAATGGTTGGAAGAGTAATAAATCAATTGAAATCTCAGAAAATAACCCTTGATGCATTGCTTGAAGAATTAAAAAAAGGAGAATGAGAAATGAAATTTGGATGGAGAAGATTTAATCCGCTTGATGAAAGCACATATCCAACACCTAGAACCTGGGTTTTAGTTACTAATTATGGATTTATTCCGGTGTATGCGGCAAGACAGTATTTTGGTGATAAAAAGTTTCATCATTCAGATAATAACGTTATTAAACAATCAGAAATTACTCACTGGTCATACATTGAAAAAGTAACTGATGATTTAATTTAAAGAATAGTAGCCACTACCTGATCGCCACAGGCAATAACAACAAGGCGAACTAATACAAGACGTGTTAAGCACGCTGGCACGAGGCTGCCTTAGCCTCACTATTTAATAGGAGATTAATATGTACGCTTTACCACCAGAAGCTTTTAAACAAATGGAATATAATAGACTAATGGCTGATATAAGAACTGCTAAAGAACTTAAAAAAGCTAATCATGAGTACAAAATGCAGTTCTTTAAAAAAGGTGTGGATTGCATCGAGCTGACAGAGATAAAAAAACCAGAGTTTAAGTTTAGCGAAGGAGTTAAGAGCAATCTTTTTCCGATAGAAACTAAAGAAGAATCTATAAAACATTGGAACAATTTTAATCAATCAAGGGGTAAATAATGGATATGGACAAATTTTTTATGAGTTTAATATGCAGCTTAGGGGTAGTAATACTCTCCATTGTTATCTACTTTTTTTAAGGAAATTAATATGAAATATTTAATATTGACTAATAAGATTCTGTTTTTGGGTACAATTCTAGCTACGTATTTCTTAATATAACAAATAAAGGAATAAAAACTATAATTAATAAGCTCCAAATGGGACGGATACAGGATGAAGTGGGACGTTTACAGGATAAACTGTAAATAAAGTAAACAAATCCTGTGGATAACCTGTGGATAAGTGGTAAATAAAAGATGGTTTATGACACGATGCTCAATGATTCTTATGCCACTTTATTCACTCGCTTCGGCGCCTTTTTGGATGGCGCGCTTCGCTCATAAAGTGTAATAAAGATTATTGTAGGGAGCTTTCAGGTTGATTCTAACGAATCAAGATAAAGAGTAATGTACTTGGTTAAAAATTGCTTGTCAAGGGGGTAAAATGCAAATAAATGAAAATAAATATTATAAGTGAAATATATGTACAGATAGTCTGTAGGATTGAATGGGGTTTATGGTTTATATTAACTAGAATAGGGGTAATTAAATGTGGCTAATTAGTGATTATGATCGATGTGCGTTGCATGTTAGAAACAGAGAACGACTCTTTAATCAACTTCATCATGAGAAGCAATTAAAGCGTCTTAGTGCTGATAAAGTAGATAAGTTACTGGATGGTAAGGTATCTATGTTTGAAGGGGCAGAGTGTGATATAGAGCTTAAACAAATGAGGTTATGTAAATGAATGAAGAAAAAATAACGATTGATCTATATAAGCATCAACTTACTTTGATGAAAGAGTTATTAGAGTCAAGAATAGAGATGATAACTAAAGACTTAATGATGCTGAATACTGGGTCAAGTGGTGCTGAATATTGTGAGTTTTATATCAAGCAAATGAAAGATTTGTTAAATTCTTTGAAGTGGCAATGTTAAATAATCAAGAGCCGATCAAGAACGTAAACTCAGTGTTTACCGGTGTTCTACGTGAAACAATGTTAAATGTATGATAAGGAGTCAAGAAATAATTAATAATAAACTATAATAAAAAGATCCCCGTGAGGTGAGGCACGGGGTAAAGGTGGAGCTTTGAACAATAGGAAGAGTGTAGCCCTATTGACTATGATTATATTCATCTTTAATAAATTTGACAAGTAAGATATTTAGACTATGCTAATAATGAACAATAAAAGAGGTAACTATTATGTTTGACTGTTTTAAATTAAAATTAAAAGATGACAATGTCTATCCAGATCTTGTATATGCTGTCTATTATAACGGAAATAAAGGATTCTCTGGATATAGAGGCGTATATGAGCTCGAAGAAGATGCAAAGCAATATTGCCTTAATAACACCGATAAAGTTTGGATGTACTTATCACAAAACTTACAAAAGCCATCAGTAGACAACCCTTGGTCTTGGCCTAATTATATCTATCCACCCTGGTATAAAGATACGGCAAGCGGAATTAGTTATCCATATGCACTGTGCTTTGTTACATCAGATGATGCAGAAAACTATGCAATTGAACATACCAACAAAAATGTAACTTCTGGATATTCTAATCAATGTTATTATCCTGCTGGTACATGTAATTTATCAAAAAATAAATCGACAATATTTAAGTCTATTGCTCCTTATGAGGTAATTGAGATACCACCTATATCAAAACCTTAAATATTACTTAATCGCAATTATTTAACCCACTTAACTGTGGGTTTTTTTTAATTTATTTTTTATTATTGCATTGACAATGCTAATTAACATATCTATACTAATTAAGTAACAAGGAGAAATTAACATGGTTATAAACTTAAATAGATTTGAAATGGAATTAGTAGAAAGATGCTTGAGGTTTTTCTTTTGCCGATGTGATGATCCAAAGCTTGAATCTAAAACAGACAAAGCTTTTGATCTTGCATTAGAATTTGAAAATTTACTTAATAAAACAAACGAGGAAAACAATGAGGCTTTTATTGATAATAATTTCTCTATTAATTTTAATGACTTTCGCGAACTCGGTCGTTCTTTTTAATATTGAAAATAAGATTTTAGAAATGAAATCAGTATGCGATGATGATAAATATTATAAATAAGGTGATTCAATGAAAATACTATTAAGTGAAGGTTGCCCTATATTTCGAGAAGGTATGAAGTTTGTATTAGAAAATGATGGGTATGAAGTAGATGCAGCGTTATCAAAAGAACATTTTTATAAATTAATATCAACTGATTATGATGTTATTATTTTTGATCTTGATATGTTAGGATCAATGGCGATTGATTTGGCTAAACAGATTGATGTATGGATGACTTATTCACTTAATAAACCTTGCAGGCTTATAGCTACTTATAAAGAAGCTATTGCGTATTATATGGGCAATTTATTTGATGGTGGATTAAGAAAGCCATTTACTAAAGAAAAACTATTAGAATTAATTGATAAGGAATTTAAGCATGACAAAAGGTTTAACAATCAAAGAAACCTCGGAAGTAATGGGAGTTTCAACCAGCACTGTTTGGTATAATATTAAAAATCGTAAGATAAAAAAAACTTATCTAGCAGAGTGTGGCAATTGTCACATGAATGATAAAGATGAGATTATGGGCATAGTGAAAGAAAATGATAAAAAATATCAAAATTTACTTGCCAAAAAAGAAGCTGTATTAAATAAAAGGAAATAATCTTGATAAACAAAGAAATTGTTAATAAAATTAATGAAAGTGGACTGTTTTGTATTAAAAATGATATTGTAAATATCAAGGAAATTCTATCTGATTCTCAAAGCTATTTATTGGTTTCAAGCTTAATAAAAAATATTTATGAAAAAATTTCAGATATTACAAACTCACTTTTTGAAATGTGCAATAACAAACAATACGATTATTTTTTATTATATATGTGCATGTATTTATCTTCAATCTCATCTTCTATATATTCATTAAAAATGAATAGAAAGATACAGTTTTTAATTAATAAATCTCATGAATGTATTAATAAATTACAATCTTTTGATGTTCTATTGAATGGGAGCAAATCATGAAATTTGAAGAAATATTGCCTTTTTTAAAAGAGGGTAAAATGGGCCATTTTCATGATGAAGAATGTGTATATTTAGCTATATGTCCCATTAAATTAACACTCTGTTGGTTTAATAAAAATTATTCTATCGAAGGTGTTGAATTTACGGGAGAATTAGGATGTCTACGTGATGACTGGATGATTTACGAACCAGATCAAGAAAAGTGCATTAAAGAAAAAAAATTAATTGACTTTTCCGTTAACTGGTACCCAACACTAGATTCTATGGATAGGAATGAAAAAGAGTTTATTGCAGAAGGTTGGGAAACTTTTAAAAGAGACTCTGTTGATCACAATACAGGATTAATGACACATAAACTAATGATGGTGAAATATGAATATTAAAGACTATATAATTATTAATCAGCAATCAAATCAATACGGAGATGGTGAATTCTATTATAATAATTTTATTGAAGATATAAGCAATCACATTAAAAATGGTTATAAATGCTTAGGAGCTCCTTTTTTTAGAGGAAGAGTTCTTATGCAGGCAATGGTGAAATATGAAGATTAAAGAATACTCAATTATTACTAGTAATAAATTTATAGAATTTATTGATAAATGTAACTCCATGATCAATGATGGATTTCAACCTTACAAAGGAATAAGCACAAATATTTTTGATAAAAGTTGTATAACAAATGTAAATGAATTCATTTGTTATACGCAAGCCTTCATTAAATATGAAGAAGAATTTAAGCCTGAAATTAAATATATTTTAGATATAGACGACTATAATAAGTTCAAAAAAGAATGGCAAGATTGTAAAGAACCTTCAACGATTATTTTTAATAAAAAACAAGAGCCTTTTTTAGACTGGCAAGAGAATAGGCCGGATAATAAGCCTAAAAGTGGTGAATTTGTACTTGTAATTAAGAAAAATAATTATCCCAAACATACTACCGATGTTTATCAATCTTCTAATAGTGAACGTTGTTATGGAGATTGGGAGTTTAGTAACGACCATCACGTAGTTAAATGGTCCTACATACCGGAGTAAAAATGTCTCACAAAATAACACTTAATATACAAATGACTGTTGATAATGATGAAATACTTGATAATTTTCAGGATTCAATACAAGCATGCTTTCAATATTTAAAAGAATTACCTAAAAAGACTTTTTCGTATTCGTTTAAATCAGAAGAAATACCCATTAAATTAAAGGATATAGTACTATGATTAAATATAACTGGACAAAAACATCTGAAGATCATTTGCCACCTTCTGGATTGCCAGTGCTAGCAAAAGTTAAAAGCTTTGGTATATGTCAAATGGTGCTTGTTTTAGAGCAAAAGGTACATCATACACTTTCATTTAATCCAAGCTTATGGAAGAAAGCTAATGACAAGTATTGCTGGCAACAAGCTGATTGTGAGTTTATGTGCGAGATGAGTATGGTTACTGAATGGGCTTATATACCGAAAGAAAATAAACAAATGTTAAGGATAAAATAATGAGAGTATTAAATAAAAATAACGGCGAATTAATTAAAATTATAAGATATAACCTGCGTGATGCTGACCTGAGTTTTGCTAACCTGAGTTTTGCTAACCTGAGTTTTGCTAACCTGAGTTTTGCTAACCTGAGTTGTGATCAAGAAATACCAACTATAGAAAATATACATTCAAAAGTTTTTGAATCAGCCTCTAATCCAGGAGGCTTAAATATGAGCTCATGGCATACATGCGAAACAACTCATTGTAGAGCGGGATGGGTGGTTACATTGGCAGGTAAAAAAGGCAAAAAACTAGAGCAAAAAGTAGGAGTAAGTCTCGCTGCAACTTTAATTTATTTTAAATCAGATCCAACCTTAAACAAGGTGCCAAATTTTTATTCACCTAATGCCTCCTCATTAGAAGATATGAGGTTAATGGCAGAAAAAGAATGTTCTATTAACAAACAATAAGAATAAAATAATGAAACTTTCATCTATAGCATTAACATTTTTTTGTATTTCTACAATTAAAAATGGTGCTTCTCAACAAATTGAACCTATGTGTGATATTAAATTTTTTAATGATGCTGCCAAAACAAATGAAATTCTAAGTTTTGATATAACTTATCCTGAAAAAATAAGTGCACAAGAAACATATAGGATTGAATCTATGGTAAAAGAGGTATTATTTTCAATTAAAGATAAATACAATGTTGCAAGAACCCTAAACCAAATAGGATTTAAGCTAATTATTACAAACGAAAAAAGACAAAGACATTCTTTCTTTGATGAAAAGAATATGAATATTTATCTCAATATTGACTTATTCAACAAAGATCGTGATAAATTAGAAAGAAATATAATCAGATGTTTTGAGATGGCGGACAAAGCATCTCAGATTCAATGCAATAAATATATAAATAATTATTTTAGGTAAATAGTTATAGCTATTATTTTATATATTTATATTATAAAATAATAATAATCCCTGCTATTTAATTCTGCTCTGGCAGGGATTACTTAAAGAATCTTAGTATGTTTTCATGAGATTCTTTAGACAGAGAATCTTTATTGATATGTCCAAATATTAATGCTTCTGCAATTAATATAACATTATTAGTTTTTATTGCATTTAATAGAACTTCTTCTTTCAAATGATCTAAACTATTAAAGTGATTGTAAATTACAGTTCGTGATAAATTTAACATCTTTGCTACTAAAGCAAAGTTTATAGAATATCGACCAATAGATTCAGCTAGCTTAGTTGCTTCTTTTAATATAATTGATCTATCGCTATTTTTTATTCTAGGTTTCATCTATTAATCTCAATTTCATGCTTTATTATACAAGCGGGTATTTTTTTATAACTATTATCATAATATATTTTAACACCTTTCTGATGTCCACATTTGCAACATTGTTTTAGTAAAAGATAAGCTTTTCCTTTATATAAAAAATCTCCATCTTCATAATAGTTGCAAATTGCAACTGCACTATCGACATCATTCCAATTATGCCAAAGCCAACAACTCATGTTTTATCTTCTCCATATAACCATTCTTTCATATGACCTACAGGAGTAAAATCTTTAATATATGAAATTTCATCAAAACAAATACCACATTTTTCTAAAATGTATAATTTTTCAAGACCATGTATGTTAAAACATGTAGTACTATCTATTATTTCATATTCATGATCACAAAATATCATATTGTCCCTACCTCATTTGCAAAACAAGCATCTCCGCCCATTTCATTAACTAAATCAATATAACGCTTCTGTGCTTTCTCAGCTTCAGATCCTTTATATTTCCATCCCTCACGCTTAACCTCTCTTGCCACAAATACGCCTATTGTCTTTCCGACCATATCAGGCGTAATAGTTACTTTACGAATACCGATAAGATCTGATGATTTATACTCATTATTATCCTTCTTAGACGTGTTATTAAGCCCATAGCGAACAGGTTTACCCATCTTGTTAATCAGGCATCCAACATTATTACGCCATAGAATACAGCCCTTTAAAGCTGCTTCCTGAACTATGATGGATTTTACTAATGACTCCAACAAGGGTTTACCCTTAAATTTTGAGACTAATTTAGTTTTCATTGGTAGGTTTTTAGTAATTAATTAAATATATTTCCAATAGTAATTGACACTAGTGTTTTTAGCAAGTATTATTTGTTTGCGAGTTAGACATTTGAAATATAACTTGCATTGGAAGATTAACGATATAGCTAATACTAAAAGTAATCTTTCGTGGTAATAACTTTATTAGAAGATCTTTACTAATATTAGTAAAAATATACCGACACTGTATTGCAGTTTTTATGCAAGTAGCAGAAGGTTCCTACATGCGGTAGGTCATATTAACGGTAAGATATATCTTAGAATATTGAAAATTACGCGTTATGTGGCAATAGATGTCTAAGCATTTACTGCTAATATGAGTTGAAAGATACTCTCGGCTTTGCAAGTTTGCGCTAAACAGGAAACTTGCATAATCTTCTAAAGATTTATCATTAGATGGTTATCTGTTTAACCTTCTGCGCCTCGCTCTATCCGTTGAAAAGCTAGTGTGAGGCTCAGAAACTTATGTATTAAGTAGCTCAATAGTAGAGCAGACATAGAAATATGATTCGGTTATTGGTGCAACTCCAATCTTAATACAATTATGCAGAAATAGCTCAGTTGGTAGAGCGCCTGGTTGAAGCCCAGGTTGCGGTGGTTCGATTCCATCTTTCTGCAAATTATTAGGTAAACATTCTTCAAATACAGGAGATTAAATATGTGGGAAAGAAGTGATTGGATGGATAGTACTTATTATTCACCTAGTAACAAACAAGATCTATTAGATAAGCAAGCAAGAGATAAAGAGCTTAGGGAAAAATTCCCTAACGAATTTAAACAATATTCTTCAAATCAGGAGATTAAATAATGTCAGAAAATACAATGTATCAAGATTTCATAAAGGCTCAGAAAGAGTTTAAGCCAGTTCTTTTAAATAGAACAAATCCATTTCATAAAAGTAGATATGCCGATCTTGGATCTCATTTAGATTCAGTCTTGGCAGCTTTAAATAGAAATAATTTTTCTCTTATACAAAAAACTCATGATTGTGATTCAGGCGTATGCGTAGAAACTATTCTTTATCATGAATCTGGAAATCAAATAAGTGGAGGAATGCTTAGAGTTCCTGTTGTTAAAAACGATCCACAGGGATATGGTGCTGCTTTGACATACGCTAGAAGGTTCAGCCTTGGAGCATTACTTTCTCTTTATGGAGAGGAGGATAACGATGGGAATGAGCATATTCAAAATACAAATAAACAACCAATTAATAAACCTTCTCTTGAACAAAGAGTTGATAAAGCTAAAGAATCTCAACAACAAGCTAAAATTAAAAATATACAAGAGCTAACATTAGAAGCACAAAATATTGCTTGTAAAGGTTTAAATGCACTTGAAACATGGTGGAAAAGCAAATTATCTCAATCTGAAAGAGATATTTTACAGGCTGATTTACAAAAATTTAAATCACAAGCAAAAGAATTTGATCATATTAATCAAGATATTGGAGAATAAAATGAGCAGAGGAATTAATAAATGCATAATTATTGGTACAGCTGGAAAAGATCCTGAAATTAAATATACTCAAGGTCAATTAGCTATTACTAGTTTTAGTATGGCTACATCTGAGTCATACAAAGATAAACAAACAGGTCAAAAAGTTGAAAAGACAGAGTGGCATAATATTACTATGTTTGGGAAGCTAGCTGAAATTACCGCTGAATATGTTAAAAAAGGATCAAAAATTTACATTGAAGGTAAGCTTAAAACAGATAAATGGAAAGATAAAGATACAGGAAAGGATGTTTACAAAACATCTATTGTAGCCAATGAAATGCAAATGTTAGGTGGAAAATCAGAATCTAATAATGACCAATCTAAATCATCAAAGCCTCAATGGAGTAATGATGATCATAATATTGATGATTTAAAAGATGATGATATACCGTTTTGATTTTTATAAAAGGGGCATTTTTATGCCCCTTACTTTAAAAGGTATAAGCTAAACTACTTCACCAACAACTTCTTTAATTTCTTCTTTTTCCTTTAGAGCTTCTGATTCTAAATGTTTTAACCATTCTTGAGACTCATTCAATCGTCCGACAATATTGTTATGCTGAGATATTGATTGTTCAACAATTTTCTTAAGTTCTTCAACTCGACCTTTTAATTTTTCTAACATAATACCCTCATAAATTTAATAAATGGTGATGATCCACTAACGCAGAATCATCCAGCTTCGTTTCTAATAAAGAAATAAATACTCCCGAAGGTTGCGCATTGTTAAGAGGCTTCGGGAGTGTGTTAACTATATATTAAACTATTTCTACATTAGAAAACAAATATTAAGAACGCCGACCATGTATTCATAATCCAATTATATACCGTGTATTCACAATACAATTTAAAGCGTTCTTAATGCATTTATTTTAAGCTACTGCTACGCTAGTTGCAATCCAATTAACCGTTGTATTAGCGCCAGGATCGGCCGAAAAAGAAATTGTTAACGTATTGGATGTTGGTACAACTTTAGTAATTGAAACATTGTTTGTTGATGTAACAATAGATGCAGTTACTTTTGATGTAGTAGTAATGCCAGTTGCCGTAAATGCATTACTGGTACCACCACCAGCATAAGATGCTGTTGTAGCTGACTTTAGGTTATAACCCGCATCTGCTAATAATCCTGCATTAGATGATGCTTTAATAAGGTTTCCAGTCGTTAAAGCTGCTGGACAAAGAGCAAATGTAGCTGTTGCTCCCACAGGATCTGGCAAGCTTACAACAGAGCTTTGACCAAAAGGAGAATTACTAATAGTAACTGTATAATCTAAAGTATTAGAAACAGCTGCTAAACGTAAACGACCTGTGGTTGCTGTTGACGGGAAAGAATCAACATATCCTGAAGTGCCAGAAAGACCTGCTTGAATATTGCCTGGATTAATGATAGTTGAAGCGCCATTTTTTACTGTACTTGATGATGATGAAGTAGCAGAGAAAGCTGCCATATAATTTAATGTCACTGGATAAGTGATTACACTAGAATCTGATGTATTAACTAATGAAACAACTCCTGAAGAAACAGAGATTGTTAAATATACAGAACCTAGATCTGTAGTATAAACAATAGCAAAATCAGAAGATGAAAAGTTATATGTATTTTGTAAATTTGTTAAATAACTTGAGGTTGTAACTTCTGCATAAGTATCATCGGTTAAAATTCTCCATTCACGAGGAGAAACACCAACTGCCATTTGAGTCATTGGAGTACATTGTAAAACTGACATAATAGTTCCTTAAATTAAAATTAAAATTAGTTTATCAAAATATTAGGGTTTACCCTAACAAAATTCTTCAATACGTATATTATTTTCCTCCATAAATTAGGGTGTTCCACCGTCCGCAATAATCCAGTTCTTAGGGGCGCTAGTTAATATAGCCCTGCCAGTCGTTGGAGCACCTGCACTATAATGTGCACTTCCGGCATTGAAAGTTACATTATTATTTATTGTTGCTTGAGACGGCCACCCAGTTGTGTTGTTTAAAAGCTTATCGTAATTAGTTATATCAAAACCCGATGACAACATCATATTTGCCGCATTAGTGAGTACTCGAATACTCCAAGTACTTACATCGGGGTTGCAAAGAGTAGCGCCATTAAATAAACCTGAAAAATTCGTGCAATTGTTAGTCAGGAAATGTGATACAGATTGATTAAATGTAGAACAACTCGAGAACATACTCGCCATAGTAGTAGCCAAGCTTGTGTTGAAATTTAATACAGACTGATTAAACGACGCGCAAAAATTGAACATTGTGGAGAAATTTGTTACCAGACTTGTGTCAAAATTGCTAACGCTTTGGTTAAAATCTGAACAGCCGCCAAAGACGTTATTCATATTAGTACAAGCACTTGTAATAAAATGATTGACGGGCTTATTGAACCTGGCAGCATTTAAAAATAGAGCCGCTAGATTAACCGCTCTTACTGTATTAATTCCGGTGACTAACCCATTAAAAATCAAGCAGTCTCTAAAACAAGACGTGAAATCAGTAACGTTTAATGTGTTTATTCCGGTAATATCTTGATTGAATAAAGCGCACGATCTAAAAGTAGCGTTCATACTCGTAATCGTCGTAAAATTCCAAGAGTTAATACTAGGGATAATGGTTATTTTTTGACAATTGTTAAAACAATTCAAAAGAGAAGTAGTAATAGATAAATCAAGAATATCTAATGCTGTTATTGTCAAATTTTGACAACCGTGAAAATAAGCCCCCTGGCTAATTCCTAGTTTAAGATTTCCCCAGTTTGAAATATTTAAAAGCTTTAATCTATCTCCACTATTATTAAAAAATATTCCAGTAAACGTACCGGAAATTGTTACTGTGTAGGTTCCTGACACCGCATATACATGAGTCCATGCTGCATCATTGTATGTGGTTATCGTATTTGAATTCCCATCGCCCCAATATACTGTACAGTTATACGTACCTGTTGATGAAGTAGGTATAACAATAGTATTTGATGCAGATCCCGCATTAGTTGTTAACCAAGTTGAGATGAAATTTTTATTCGTGACTCCGCCAATCATTAAGATCCCCTTACCATAATAAGACCACCAAATGCGGTGCATGATCCTACTGAAAATGTTGCTTTTGCTTTTAAATATAAAGTACCTGAAGATGTCGGTTTGAAAGGATATCCTGCGATTATTGTTGATTCTCTTGCCGATGCTCCAACAATAAAAGGTGTCCCGTATGACGTATTAAAAGTATCTTGGCCTGTTGTTGAAGTACCCGAGGCCGTGCTTAAAAAAGATTGCAATTCAGTTGCAGTTATACCACTCCCGATAAAAGTCGGATTGGCATATACCATCCAGTTTCCAGCGGTATAATTAATACTTGTAACTACTGTTGCAGTAGCTGTTGTTAACGACACGGCACTTCCTTCAGCAATCGAAGCGGTTAATGTCTCTCCGATAGATCCCGTAGTAGGCGTAGCTCCTGAAATCATCCCTAGCCCGTTGTAACAATAACCAGTCCATCCTTCGCTTGTTCCAATAATTGTTATCGTGGTTTTTTGTCCGGCGCTACTTCCCAGTACAGGCGGAGCGCCACTATTTGTTGCAAAAGTAATATTTGTCCAGGTAACTGTCCTATTAGCCGTGGCATCCTGAACTAAATCTAATATTATTTGTCTTTCTAATGTAGATGACGGGACCGCTGACAATGTAATATTCGCAATGCCAGTAAGTGTTATTTGTTGATAGGGACCATCAGAAGGTGAAATAGTTATAGCAGTACCAGAATTAGCTGTAAACTTAGTATTGCTATCAGTAGCTCCTGTTCTGACGACCGTCGGAGTAGTTATTTGTGTTGTAAAAGTTGGGCTATCTGCCAATACAATAGCGCCAGTTCCTGTTGTTCCATTAGACAAATTATTTGCTGAAAGTTGACTAACAGTTATTGCTGCCCCTACTGAACTCTGCATTAATACTTGATTAGCACCACCAGTAGCGCTTAAATTAGCGTTTAAGCCGCCTCGGCTTAAACCCAAAAGACCATTCCAGCCTAAGGTTAATGAAGTTGCATTTAATAATGCAGTGCTAGGAGATCCTCCTAAGGTTAATGTTACATTAGTATCATCTATTTTTGTTAAGGCTTGCTGGTTAGTTAAATCACTTGTAGAAAGTTGTCTAACCGTTATCGGATTTCCAACATTTTCCTGCATCAATACTTGGCTAACTCCTCCTGTAGCACTTAAATCTGCATTAACGCCACCGCGCTGTAATCCAAGTAAGCCAGTCCATCCCAAAGTTAGGGATGCTGATCTTAATAGTGCAGTTGAAGGGGTTCCGCCTAAAGTTAATGTTACATTGGTGTCATCTATTTTTGTTAATGCAGCACCGGTAATATCTGACCCTGTGATTGTAGCCCAAGCAGGAGCAGCTGATATTGATCCAGTTCCAGTTTGACTTAAAAATTGTTTTGCTGTAGTTATATTTCCTGAAAGTTTAGCCAATAAATTTGAAGCCGAAGCATATAATGTGTCTCCTAAGGTATATGATCTAAATCCAACTGCACCTTGTTGAACTCCTAACATTCCTACTTCGAATGATCCAGCTTCAACAAATTGAATTGTTGTTAGGGTATTAGCATTAAAATTAGAACTTACAACATAAATAGAATCTAAATAATCAAAGCTAATTATAGTGCCCACGTTTCCGTTGGTTAATGACGTTACTGTTACTGGCGAACCTATTTGCGTAAAAGTGTTAACGCCATCAAATAAAAAACTTACTATAACGCCTGGATTTACTCCGCCTACTGATACAATTATTTCACCTGATTTTTCATAAGAAACAAGCCCGCCTGATGCTGCTGTGGCTCCTGTTGAAGTTGCCGCTCCAGTGCTTACAAACGTTCCTGCCGTAAGCTTAAAGCAGCTAAATGTATTGCTCGTAACATTGACAATAACAACAAAATACTCACCATTATATTCAAAAGATGAGATCGATCTAGGCACCACGCCAGTAGCCACCGCCGCACCATTGCTTACCAAAAGATTAGAAACTAATGTGTAAGAACTAAATGTATTGGCTCCTGCATTTGTTACTGAAAACCACAGAACCCCTGATCCGTCATAAAATGATGTAATATCATAAGGGCTAGTCCCTGTTGCAACTGGCGTCCCAAAGGAAACAAACGAACCGGTAACGAATCTAAATGTTTTTATATCCGCTGAAGAAGTACCTGTAACTGCTAGACAGCGATCATCATTGTCATCTAAAAAAGTACAAATCGCTTGAGGAGATCCAGCGCTAGCAAAAGTTTGCAATAAAGTTAGAATTGACCCATTGAACGTAAAAACTGAAATAGTATTGCTATTTTGCTGAGTTACCGCAATATATTGTGTGGCAGTGTCTAGCCACGCGCAGCAACCGACAGCATTAGCACATGCAATACTAGTTTTTAAATACATTACATTTTCGTAAAAATAAAAAAGTAAAAGAGTATTTTGTTGAAAGTTAGCAACAACAACGTATTGAACGTCATCATAAACAAACTCACATAGTCTCTGTAATCCTATCGCTATAGGTGATGGAAATGTATTTACTAGTTCATATTCATCTTCAGTTGATTTAATTATTGTAGAATTATCAATTTTTATATTATCTATTGACGCATCAATATAAGTTTTAACGGCTAATGTTGTTGATAACATAGTATTGCTAGCGTCTGATAATTCAGCATCACTAGAAACTTCATCTACACCAACTGATTCATTTATATATATTAATCCTCCATTTCCTAATAAAACATCTCCATTACCTTTTGGCATGATATGTAAACTAATATCTTCTTCTGGTCCTTCAGCTGTATACTGTACCAATGGATCATCAAGTCCTATTTCTTTTGATATCAATAAAGGATAATTTGCACCATTAGGCCCTGTAGTTGCAGTTGTTTCATATTTTAATAAATAATTTCCATACTCATCTTTAAATCCATCTGAAGGATCTTCAAATTGTGTATTGACACCGTTTCTTAAGCCAACGGTTTTGTCTCCAACTTTTAAGACACCGCCTTCTACAAATTCACTAAACTTAACTGGCATTTTTTCATCCTTAAATAATAATTAGAATGCAACATAAAAAGTAACGCTAAATTGAGTGTTAGCAGTACTACTTATAAAATGTAATGTATCTCCATATTCAACTACTTTTGTTAATGGGACTGCATTGCTTACAAGCTCACCTGCTAATGCTGATATAGTTGTTGAAGGAACTATAACTGTTGAATTGTTTGCTACAAATAATCCTGCTGTTCCAGAAACAGATATAACAGCAATTATTTTTTTAGTTGCTGAGATACTTGGACATTGTGGAACTATATTTGGTACTGCAAGTGTCTGCTCAGTATTTGCAGCTAATAAACCACTGTAAGTATTTTCTGAAAATACTTGAAGAACCTCACCTGTAGAATAACCATATTTAATTGACATTTTTAAAATCTCCTAAGTTAGTAAACGCCTATACGTGTATCGATTGTGTAATGAAAAAATTGACCTGTCGCATATGGTGTACTACCACTATGCTGAGGATAAGTTGTTCCCCCTGATACTGGATCAAAAGAAATATTATTTTTACTAACCTCATCTAAATCAAAAGCAGTATTAAAATTCTGAGCTATAGGTCCAGCACCCCAATTTGCTTTTAATACAAATGAATTTGTAGCATCGGCCGTCAAATAAGAATAGAAAACAAAAGAACTATAGTCAGATTCACTAAATACAGGTTCAGTTACTTTTGGTTTTTTATAATATATATTTACATATTGTGCATATACGTCAAAATTTGTACCGTCATAACTTCCAGCGGCAGCTATAGTTAATACACCTTCAGCTGTTGCCGTTCCTGGAAGTGTTCCAATCTCATAACTCATCTCATAATAATATTGACAATCATCTAATACTTCATTAAATGTTTGTGGAGCTGGAATAGTTGGAATTGAACCAGGAACTAAAGAACATGATTGAATAACTACATTATTAGATGACTCAACTTCAGAAAAACCAATAACAATTGCAAAATAAGTTATTGTAGATATTTCCTTTCCATTTTCATTTTGATTAAAATTCCATCCATTAAATCCAAAACTTTCTAATTCATTTAAATCTTCACTAAATTTTGTTGTAAAAATAGCATCGCCATAATTACTACGAGGAATTTCAAACCATGTTCCATTAAATCCAGAAGGCTTACCATCATCTGTCAATGAAGTTACTAATGACTTGCTTTCTGTATTTATATTAGGAGCAGTTAAATCTTCTGTTGCCCACAATGAAATTGTTCCCTTCAAAGAAGATTGATTCGTGGACAATACAATATTAGAAGATAAAGGATTGCTTAATAAATCAATAATTTCAGGAACTGTTAGATATTGAATAACAGCAAATTGACATGTGGATCCAACTGCTATATTTAATGAACCCTTAATGTTTCCAGTAGTGGCTCTTGTTACTGAAATAGAGGAATTTAAAGATTGCCATATAATTGTTTGATCCCAAACATATTTAGAAGCTGCGCCCCAAGAAGAAACAGAAGACCCATAAGCTTGAGCTGGATTCAAAGGAAAATCCCATCCACACAAATAACTTTTAATAGGCTTAAAATCTAATTGCGATTTATAATAATGAAATAAATGATCTATTTGTCTATTAGTTGTCTCTTGTTCAAAAGAAACTTCAACTTCATCATCATTTAGTCCAACCACTTGAAGGCTTGTAAGTGCATAATAACCATTTGTAGGCAAAACAATATCAATAAATACTTCTGCACTTTCACCGCTATCGGTATTTGTTCCTGCATTTAATAATACAGTATCATTTAGAAGTTGATATCCTGTAGTTAAGGTTGATCCACTAACAATAATCTGAGGAGAGGAAGCTCCAGCAGATTGTGTATATTGCATAGAGATAGTTTGGGCCTGACCATCCAAAGATTGAATCAACATAATTCCTGACAAATAACCTTCAGAATCTGTTGTAGTAGACCAAATAGAAGGATTGTTTGGTAATCTTTGTCTTAATATTAAGCTTGTTATATTGTTACCTTCTGGCTGAAAAGTAACTTTATTAGGTGGATTAGTAGGTATGTTTAAAGATCCTGCTAAAGCTTCTTGTTGTACAATAATACTTCCAGATCCAATGCTGGTAACAATTAATTCCCAATCAGGTGCAATAAGATAGGATTGTTCGCTAACTGCATCATCAAATTCAATTGTTAGCCCTTCTTCAGATATAAAATTAACCGTAACAAATTGAGGATTGCTTAATTGGTTAGCAGTAGAATTATTAGTATCAGTAGGCGATGTAACCTCCGTAATATTTGGCCATGCCTCTAATGTATATTGTAATACATCTTCTTCGCTATAAACGGTAATATAATAGAGCTGCAAATTTCCGTCTTCATCATATGGATAGTAATAAATATGAACCTGGTCATCATTAGCATTTACAGGAACACCAATGGCACTTAATTGAATTGGATTAGGTAAAGGACTATATGTATAGTTTGGAGGTGACCCAGTTAATTGATAAACAAGCTTAGGTGTAGTTCTTGAAGTATCTTGCCAACATTCAATATATCCTCCAGAAAGAGGTAATCCTGTATTTTTATCGACAACATATTCTTGTAGGTTAATAGAAACCATATAAAGTGGATTTAAAGCCATTATTTATTTCCTTGATTATTTATGTCATAAGGAACTAGTCCTTGATTAATTAATGGATCTGAATAACCCTTAAACTTATTTAAAGTTAAATTCATTTTTCCTTTTGGTAAACCTTTCGTTTGTTGTTTAATAATGGCATTAACCATTTTTTCTCTTGTATTTGGATTGGTTAAATATCTTGAGGCTACATTTGCCCCAGCGCCTAATGTTGCCCCTCTGGCCACAGCTCCTGCTCCACCAACTAGGGCGCCATATAAAATAGCAGGAATTCCTCTGTATCCTGTTTTTGGATTTCTCATCCTATCTAATGATTCTTTATTCATTCCAACTAAGTTTGAATATGACTTAAGCTGATCTCTTGTTTCTTTTTCAGGAAATAATGCTTTAAATTGGCGATTTCCAAGCTTTTCAATTAATGAAGACATTTTATTAGGATTAAATCCATTCTCTTCTAATGCTGGTCTCAAATAAGCATAACCTATGCTATTTTCATTACCTTCTGGCAATAAAGACTGTATTCGATTTATCTTTGATGCTTTATCAAAGGTTTTACTAGGATTGACTAATGATCTTACAATAGCTTCGTAATCCTTCTCATCCTCACCTTTATTAAGAACTTTTTTCAAATCTTTATCTAAAAATTTAGAAAAATTAGTTTTATAATTTCCCTGAGCATTGTTATGAGCTTCTCTTAATTCAGGAGATGCATTTTCATTAATACTTCTATTTATATCATCCGTTAATGCCTTATATAAACCCATATATTCTCTACCTAATGATCTTTGTGATCCATCCATAGAATTTTTTAAATCTTGTCCTTTTGTATATAAATCACTCGATAAAGTTTGAGCTTCTTGCAAAGTAGGCTTGACTTCTTTTGATACAAGAGGTTTTCCATATTGATCAATAATAGAACTATTTATTGTTTTTCCACTGGCATCACTAAGGCCGCCAGTTCTATTCATTAATGCTTTAAATCCAGGTATATTTTTATATAAAGTTGATTCATCAATTTCTGTATTTTTATTTCTTACTAAATTCTGAAAATTCTTTAAATCAGGTGAAAATTTTTCTTCTTCTGACAAACGATTTCTTTCATTATAAAGTGAATTTTTTCTACTTTCTTGTTCAGATTTAGCATTATTAATTAATTTTTTAACCATCAAATCAGGATCAATAGAAGTATTAATATTATCTTTTTGTTCAAGACCTTTTAAAATATCTAATCCTTTTTGGCTTACCTGATCTGAAACTTTTTTATAAATTTTATCTGTTCCTGAAAAAGGAACTTCTGCTATTCCACTTTCAAAAGTCTTTTTAAGTCCTGGAGATCCAATAACATCTGGCAACGGAGTATTTGTTCCTTGCGCATCTTTTAAATTTCTCGCTAATTCTTCATTAGATAAATTGCCAGACAATAAGCTAGATGGTCTCAATCTATTAACTTGTGATAATGCTTGAGCGCCTGCAATAGGTGCTTTAATCATACCTTCAGTGGCAGGCCCCAATAATGCTGCTGTTAATGGATTTTGGCCTTGAGAAGCACCATAAGCACCTGCCGCTCCTGAACGAGCGCCAACACGGCCTAGAGTACTTAATGTTCCTATTTCTCCAGCTGCTCCAAAGGGACCATATCCAGTTAATCCTTGTATTCCTAAATCACCTGCTTGTTGTGGACCTTTAACTCCCATAAGTTGAGCTACATCTGTTTTATCTAAATATGATCTTGGGAAAAAATTAGCTGCTTTATCCGAAACAAGACCTTTTTTATTAAGATATTGCATGGTATTAGAAGGAAAATTAGCAATTCCTTTGCCAGTATTTACTGCTCCTGTAGCTGCATTAGCTAATGCTCTCATAGGATCAGTGCTTACTTGATTTAAAACACCATAAGCTTCACCTGGAAGAGATTTAATTCCTTGCCAGGCTATTGACGGCACATCTCTTATTCCTTGCAATACATCTTGACTAATAGAAGTATTAGTATCTTGAGGCGCAGTTATTGATACAATATCACTTCCATTATCTGGAGCACTTATTGAAGCTATATCGGATGTATCATAATTATTTGGCATTATTGAATACCTTTACTTTTTTTATATTGAGCGACCGTCATTTGTTGACCATTTTTCAATGTAACAATATGATCATCCGGTGCGGTTGATATATCTGTATTTGCACCAGAATTTTGTTGTCCTTGACCTTCATAAGCAGAAGTTCCTTTTAATGCATCTCTATAAGTCTGAGTTTCATTTTTAAGAATATTAACAATTTGATTATAATTCTCTTTTGCTTGTTCTGTTGTAAAGCCAAGACTTTCTGGATTTGTCAATCCTTCTAATCGAGCAATCATCGAAGGCTGAATAGAATCTCCATAAAATTGACGTACTTGAGTAGCTAGAGCATCGGCAGCAGCTTTAGATTTAGTATATTCAGTATATTTTTTAGATTGAGAAAATGGAGCAATAGCTGCATCGGCAGCTTTTTCAACAGTACCTTTTGCTCCTGAATATCCTAATAAAGCATCTGGATTAATAGCAGAAAGTGTTTTGTCTATATTGGTTGCATTAAGAACTTTAGCTCTAGCAGCTGAATCAGTTGTATTCTTTTGTATTGCTAAATTATATTGACCAATAAGTTGCTGTTGTTGTTCAGGAGAAATTGGTTGAGTTCTATTAGTGCCTGGAGCAAATCCAGATTTAATATCATCTAATTCTTGTTCAGTCTTACCTAATGTAGTTGAGGCTCTTTTAGGCGCAGTATCTGCAAGGCTTGCTCTATAACCTTGCAATGATTTCTGATAATCATTTTGTGAAGTCAATGCATTTCTTGCAGCTATTACTCTAGGATCTTTTTCACCATATTTTTTAGCCAGAACCTCAACATTATAAGCATTTCCTATATCTCCAGTTAAAGAAGGATCACCCTGAACTTGTGGCATTGAAACTTGCTGAGGTTCTGGAGGTCTATAAGACATTAATGCTTTCATTTGTTCAGGATCAGATTTTATTTGTCCATTTTCATCTAATCCCATAGATGCTAATTGTTGAGATCTTTTTTGCTGCTGCATAGCTTCACTATTAGCTTGTTTATTTTTATAAGCATCTACCAAAGCCATTGCACTATTTAAAGCATTCGATGTATTAGTATATCCACCGAAATTCTGATTATCCGTTGGAACTTGTAAGAAATTAATACCTTGCATAATTATTACCTTAAATAAACATTGATGCGCCAGTAGTCATTGTTTTTAACATGGCATCATTTTGGGATTGATTATAAGCATTCTGATTTTGTGTTCCTTTATAATTTAAGCCTGCCATTGAGTTAGCATATCCCGTCATTCCTTGAAGAGCATTTGTAGAAGCATTATATCCAGTATTATACATTTTCTGCTCTCCTTGCAAACCACCACCTTGTATACCCATTACTTGCTCAAGATATTTATTCCAATCTTGGCTTAATAAAGCATTTTGAGTCGTCATTTGCTGATTAACATCATTCTGAGTGCCTGAAAATCCACCTGCTGCCGCTGTATTTTGTTGAGTTTTTGCGAGCTGATCAGACATATATTTTTCATAATCTGATTGATTATAAGAATCATAAATAGAATTATAATATCCTGTAGGATCTGAGGCCATTTGTGCATATTGATTCTGAGCAATTCCACCAGCAGTTTGACCCATATCAATATAAGGGTTCATGTATTTATCTACATAACCTGGAATAGCCTCTAAATATGGAGAGGCTGAATCAGCAGGATTTTGATAATCATCACCACCTAATCCTACAGCCCCCATTGCATCATCATACCAACCCATAATTTACCTCACAAACTTTCTGTTACTATTCCAACTAAGGCGCCTGATCTATTTCCAACCCAGCGCCCTCTATCTGTGTCCCACCAAATAGTTCCATCTTCTGATTCTGAAAAAATAGAATCTATTTGATCACTTGTTAATTCCGAAATCTTAAATCCGTTTTTACCAATAGCTCCCTGCAATGATTGACTCAATTCATCGTTATATAACGTTGGATTGTTATGTGCAGTAAAAGTAGGAATATTTGCCATTAGAATATCTCCACCGTTCCATTGGAAACACAAAAATAAGAAGTACCCCAAAACTTAAACTTAAATGTTAAATCATTTGAATAACCGAAATTTCCATGCCAACCAAGTACATTTTTTCTTTTACCTATGGGTCTCATTTTTCTATTTACAGTGCTTCCAAAAGTAACTCCACTATCTTTTGATATAGATAAATCGACACGCGGCCAATATGGTAATTGAGTGTTAAATCTTCCTTCAGCAAGAATACGATCACCCTGTTCTGTTATTATAAAATCAGGGTTATCACCTTCAGTTATAAGATAGTTAAGAGAAGCTGTTAAGCTTAGCTGACTTACTTTCTCATCATTTCCTTGGTCAATTTCTACCAGAAGATTTCTTGCTCTAAAAATAGTTCCATTTTCATTTCTAACAGGACTACAAATTCTTGTTCTAGGTATTTCTTTATTTACATTTGGATCATTATTTGATTGTGAACTACCTAAATTTTCATTATAAGTTGTAAACTGCGTACCTGTCTGATAAAGAGATCCATTATTTAAAGAAACAAAATAAACATTATTATTAAAATAAACCATTCTATTAGCAGGATGATAATTATTGTTTGCATCTGATAAATTGAAAAATTTATCAGTAACCGTATCATAAGCTAGTGATATATTGTCTTCTTTGTTATAAAAAGTTAGTTGATAAAATAAATGACCATCATATTCTTGTAGCATAGCTGTTGATTGATCTGGATATTTTATAGTTCCGAGCAAATAATTTATTCCATCTGTTGATATAGAATTTGCCTGAGGGCCAGATAACATCATAATAGAAGGAGTACTATATTCATTAATTCCAACCCACATAACATATTTATCTGAGCTTGCAATAGTAGAAACACTAATACATCCATAATCTATATTAACAGAGGATACTAATTGATAATTATTCTCACCACCTACATGTGTCCATAATTCAGTAACAGAAGTACCAAAGACAACAATAGTATTCGATGATCCTGGGACACGTTCAACAGCAATAGCATAATCAGGCTTTGTCTGTAATGCTAATTGTGTTTGTTCAATAATAGTAGTTGGCGAATCATATCTATATACATACCAAGCAGCACCATCACCTGTAGTAACTGAATTTCCAAATATAAAAAATGTTTGATGATAACAAACATAATTAGGCTTGAAATAACTAGGCAATGACTGTTTTGTTAAACTTCCTAGTGAATAGTTATAAATATAGGCATTTAGTCCATCAACAATACATATTTGATTATTAAGGTTTTCATCCATAAATACAGATCCAACAGAAGTATCTAAATTACCAATCAATCTATAAGTTAGTCCTATACTTATTTGATAAACAGCATTATTTATGACAGCTATCATGATATTATTTCGTATACTTCTGAATATACCTCTTCCTGAAGCTTTTTGTTCGGCAGATAAATCAACAACACATTTCCATCCAGCATAATTTACAAGCCATTTATCGCTTATAAACATATTTACTGTTTTAGATGGAGATATTTTTGAATATCTACCGAAGGTAGAACTTCCAACAATATCAACAGGATATATAGATGATTTATTTTGCATTACCATCCCCTATTCCATCCGACAGGAACAGTAGCAGGACAAATATTTATTTGCCCCCAACCTATTGTCATCTTAGCGCCAATAGTTGATATACAAACATTTTTTAAATCTATATTAGCAGATCTATTTCTAATTAATTTATCGTAGTAATGATATTCAGTAAGAACATCCATAGGAATAGGTCTACTATTTTGAATACATAAAAGTCTTGCTAAATCGTATTTAATATAAGCAATATAATATTCATCAAATATAATTGATAAATCTTGATGTAATGTAACAGAATTTAAGGCAAATAAACCCCATAAAGAGGCAGTATAATCTTCCTGTGGTGAAAATCTTACACTTATATTCATTCCACCTTTTACACGATCTGTCGTAAAATAAGTAGGTAATGTTTCTACATTTGTCGGTCTAGGACTTCCCCAATACGGTCTTCTTGATTGGTTATACATTGAATAGATGAAATCACCCATTTTATATGTAAGCAATTCGCATTCTGTTAGATTTTCAATAAATGTAGTCTCAACACCTGCTTCTAAAACAAAATCATGCTGAGTGTAATAAGGCAATGTAGCATCATCAATTCTTTTTCTTGCTAATACTTCATTTAATAATTTTAAACCACGAGTTATTTGAGAACCTATTGGAGTCTCAAATTCTTCTGCAACAATTCCTGAAACATAATAAGATTCTGTAATTAACTCTAATGATGGATATGTCATTACAACCCTCTTATTAATTTTAATTAAGTAGGTAAAATATTGTATAAATTACCTACTTAATAACAAACTACCTACTTATTACAACTCGTCAACATAGCCAGTTACAGAAATAGCAACTGAATCTGATGCGCTTGTTGTTTTATAAAGAACTGTAGCAACTCCTGAGTTAGATGCGCAGGTACATTGAATAACCGCTTCATTTACAACAGCAGCTACTTGACCTTTTACAATACCAACTCCATTAGTAGATGTTGATCCATAAGGAGCAACTAATGTCTTGCTAGCAGAACTATTAGGAGTTAAAGCAACTCGCAAGAATACCATTAGTCCTGAAGTTGGAACTGCAACTGCAACACTTACGTTGGCATAAGTAGTAGACGTACCCGCAGTAACTGCAGTAGCAATAGGATCATCATAAAGCATTGTTCTATCTCTTCCAGATCCTGTTTGCTCAAATTTAACAAACTGACTAGATCCATTAGTAAACACAGCACCAATATATCGATACATGTTATAACTCAATGGAAGAGTAGGCGTCGTGCTTGTAGATATAACTACTGTGCCCGGATAAGGATTATCATAAAACATCTGATCATTAATTCCAGGCGCATATGAGTTAGAATTTCCAATTGCATAAACATAATACTTTGTACTTGCTGCGATTGTTCCTTGATCTAAACCACCAGCTCCTACTGTTGTAGTAGAAACCGTTACCGCATCTTCAATAGTGATAATGTTATTTGGTGGATTTCCATTGCTTGAATCATAATTTCCATTAGTTGCCGTACCAACAGCTACAGTAAATGTAGTTGTTGATCCATAAGTCAAACCCATACCATTGATATAAGGTGTTTCCCAAGCTGCAACAGGTGTGCTAATTGCCATAATAAAAACCTCTTCTTAATTAAATTAAATAAATCAAAGTAAGTGCATATTCACGGAACAATGTACTTCCCATAATTTGCTGAGCACCTAACTTCATGTAGCTATCATTAACACCTAAATTAGCACCCCAACCCATTTGGATAGAAGCACCTGTTTCAGGATCAGCACGATAAGCACTTGCGAATGGTGACAATGAGCCCATTTGAGGCATTGCTAACATGTGAGGATTGCCAGAATAAATTACACCAGCTTTAAAACTACCCAACATTTTTAATGTCATTCCAGCAGTAATATCTTGGTTAATAGCAATAGCTTCAGTAGTGCTTTCACCAGGATATAAAGGAGTTTCAAATGTAATAGTTACTTGGCTACTTCCATTAGAAGCCGCATTGCTTGCAACTACAAATTGAATAGCATTTTCAGATTCGTTATAACCTGAATATTGTAACATTCTTGCAGTTGAGCTTAAGAAATAACCTCTATCATATTGTTTAATAGAATTAGCATCATTAGCAGCAGAACAACCACTTACAACCATAGAAAGAATTGCGCCATTAGCATTTTTAGTTGTTGAAACAACTGTCAATGTGCTTCCAGAAGTACCTTCAGTGCCTGAACGATGAATCTGTAATTGGTTTGAAGAATTCCAGTTTACCTCTGCAAATTCACCCAGCTGCCATTTTCTAGTTGCTTCGTTATTTCTATCAATAGTAAATTGATTTGATCCAGTATTAATAATTTGAGGCACTGTCATCATTGGAATAAATGCTTCAATACTACCAGGAGCAGCACCATATTCTTGGAACTGAGCAGCGGCTGTAGCCAATTCACCATAAGTGTTTTGTTGAACTACATAGAATCGATAAGGATACTTAACAAAGTCAAGAGCAAGTTTTTGCTCAAACTTAGAGCCAATTTCAGTGATCATGCTATCACCTACTTTTGTCATGAAATCAAACGGATCAACGTTTTCAATCATATCTTGTTGTGTCCAAGCGACAGCAGAAGATATTTGAAAATCAATTGTTAATGGTTGAACAATTTGATTAGTGCCTTGTAGCTGCCAATTTAAAGTATTAGCTGAAGTCACACGAACTGGTTTATAAATATTAACCGTAGGACCTAAGTTTGTATTGCCTATAATTGTACTAGGAAAATCTTTAAACTTTTTATTAGCTCTATTTAAAATGCCGCATTTATTTTGAAGTTTTGCAAGCATAATATCTTGCATTGTCTGTACTTGTTGAAAATCATTTTGAGTAGACATAACAAACCCTTTATTAAAAAATTAATATAAGGTCCGTCAGTAGAGATGATTTATCTTAATCGCGGATCATTTTTATAGTCAGCAACGGTATAATCTTTTCTACTGCTCGAACCAACAGTAGAGGGTTTTAATGTAGTCAAAGGTTCTCTATTTTTAGAATAGTTTCCAGACTCTTTCTTAGCTTCCTTGAGTTTATTAGAAATATCTTCAAACTCAGCTAGTACACTTGTCTTTCTACCTTTTTCAGCAGCATATGAAAGACGCTCTACAGCCGCAGGCCGTTTAGCAATTTCTTTTATAATATCTGCCGTATCTTCTAAATTTAGTTCGCCAGCCATTAACAGCAAAGAATTGTATTCTTTCATTCCTTTCTCGGTAAAAATACCGCATCGGTCTTCAGATTTATCTATCTTTCCTATCAAATGATTAACATGACTAAGATACTGATCAGCATTTTTTTCAATATATTGATTATGTTGCTTTTGAGCTGATTCTTGCTGATGCTTTTGAAAGCCCTGCAGCATTTTTTGCTCAACAGCTTGAGTCGTTCTATTGATTATTTCTTGCTCATCAATACTTTTTGGTGAAAAGTTTGCTTCAGCCTCTCGTCTTCCTTTCTCATAACCTTCTGCTTTTTTACGTCCAGCAATAGCATCAATTCTTTGATTTAGCTCTGCTTCCGTATATAGCCTAGGCTGAGATTGCTCAACACTTGAACCTTGATCTACAAATTCTTCACTCATAAAACCCTCTCACTTATTACCGGAGTGACCCGCTAGTTCCTCGTATCGTTCGAGCAGCCGTCTATTTTCACCGCATAGATGCGCAAATCCTTCCAGTTTTTAACGTGGTCAGCCCACGATTTGTCTACTATATCAGGGTTTACCCTAATGTCAATAACCTTTAAATTAAATTACAGGTTATTGTGTATAAAAAATAGGTTTATATTGAACCTATTTTAGATTTGTGTTGAACCTGTTCGATCGTTTTGTTGACATCAACAAAATGTTTGTTCAATATGTCATCAAGTTTTACTATTTTTCCTGTAATTCCACAACAAGATTTGCATTTTTTGCATAAAAATCTTAAATTAAAAGACCCTTCATTACGTCCCAAGCAACAATCCCATGATTCATATAAAAATTTAAATTCATTTTCATTAGGATGATTACCGCAATCACATTTATATTGAAGAATTTTTTTCATATGATCACCAATAGATCTCCTAAATTCATTATCTATATCACTTAATTCATGTGTATGAATAAGAGAAGACATGCAACCATCATGATATTCTTTACCATCACATGTGCTTTTCCATCCAAAGTAATCCATAAATATTTTATTTAATTTATTCTTTGGAATTTGTTTTTTCTCTATTTCTTGTTGCATTGAACGTTTTCTCCTCTAATGTCATCTTGTCTTCATGTTTTTTCTTTTCATGATTATGTTTATCATGATGTGTTAATACACGCTCAATTCTATCTAACTTATCTTTTTTAACATCCTCATGATGCTTTGATAATTGAATTGCTAAATCAACATTACTGCGCAAGTTCTCTGAATCTGCTTTCTGTATAGAAGCAAATGCTGCCGCCTGATCAGATTTAGCAGAAGCTAATGCTTTTATAGCATCTAATTGCATTTCTCCATCTTTTTGCTGCATTTCAGCTGCTTTGAACTCAGTATCAATTTGCATTTGAAGTCTGCTTTGTTGTAATTTTTCCTCATCAACTTGATGCTTTTGATTAAGCTCAGCTTGTTTCATGCTAATTTGAGCTCTAACTGGATCTATCGGAGGATTCTTCATCATTTCTTGTTTTTTAGCTTCTTTCTCTTGTTGTTTTTCAGCCATAAATTCCTCTGCCTTCTTCATGAAAGCTTTTTGATGACGAACATCAAGATTAGAAACAAACTCAGGTAAACATTTAGTTACTATAAACTCGTCAAACCAGCCGCCCATCTTAGCCATGGTTATCATTTGATTAACAGAAATACGTTTAGATACTTCAGCATTAACCCCTACAGTAATACTAATATTGAAATCATTAGGATTAAAATCCATATAAATTCCATTTGGATTTTTATCATCATTCACCACTTTATAACTACGCTTACCATCAATACCCATAAAAGGAATGGATCGCGGGGTTTTATAAATTTTAGGCATCATGTCTGTATATATTTTAGCCTCTTGATTAAGACTTATAATATATCCCATTCTCCATGGGCTGGCATGCATAGAAGATTGAATAGCGCCAGAATCCATCGCTTGTCCTGATACATTATTTCTTTGCATTCCCATTTGATCTAGACCTCCCATGATAGAATCCATCATCATAGGCATTTGAAGAAATGTGTTTTCTATAATAGAAGGGATTGGTGGTCTTTGAATAAATATAGGTGGATTAGTAGGATCATCTGACTGCCCCTCTCTTCTGCTTCTATAAAGCAATACATTTTGTTCTTGTAAGTTTGTTAATTGTGTGGTTTGCGTTAAATCCACTGAATCAATGTCCATAGCAATTTTATGCGCCATAGTTGTTTCTATTTCATAAGCAACTTGTTGAGCAGCAGTGTTTAATAAACGTTGAGCACCTTCTGCGTCATGAACCATGGATTTACCCATTTTACGCTTATTCGCACCATCTATGTCTTCGCTATAGAATTCATTTCCTACATATTTTACTAATGGCAATTGGGTAAAATCTGTTTCTTCTCTTTTAAGAATTTTATCTTTAACGAGCAAATAACAAACAATATAACATTCTTTAGAGTCCCTACTATCTTCAATTGTAGGTGGAATAATGAACTCACCTGTTAATTCTTCCATTAAACTTATGTCTGAAAGTTCTTTTTTGTATTGTTTATCAGTTATTTCTCTTCCATCTGAAAGACTTAGAATTTTAACTTTTTTGCTTTCTTTTCTATAGAATTTACAAAATGTGTATATTTTTCTGAATTTAGTATCTGTAAAACACCAATTAAAATTATTATTTAAACTGCTAGATACTGGAATATTCTCTAATTCTTTTTCTGTCAAAAATTCCAATGCTTGCTTTTTAGTATAATAAACATATTCAAAAGCATATTCTCCATCACCTTTGTGAGGCTGCATAGCGGTAGGATCAAATCCTGTCATGGTTGGATAAGGAAGCTTTTCTCTTTTCAAAACTTGTTGCGTTGAACGATCATTTTTATAGTCAGTACTTATACGTGTAACAGAATATCCACCACTTATCATATCTTTGTATATTTTATAACCAGTACTATTCGGGTCATTTGTAGCCAATTCATGTCTTAAATGACCTTCTAATACTTCGCACGTTTCTTCTATATTGGGTGTTAAATGAGAAATAGTAACATCATCGCTACTATTAACTTCAAATCCAGGTTGTTGATTTTCAAATTCACCCATTTCTTTATTTATATACATTCCCAATCTATTACATTCAATAGCAGGCTTATTCATCTGACTTAATTTAGAAACAATATCAGCATCAAGTGCCGTGTCATTAATAATCTTATTAAAATAAGAAAAATAACGTCTTTCGTGATATTCAGTATCATAAGAAGCTTGTACGCAATCCATAAGCTCTTGTACTAAGTCGATATCAGTATCATTTCCCTGATTGGTTTTTAACGCATACATTTTTTTATCTCCTAAATCCGCTAAGTTGGGTTTTTTTCATTAAATTTAATCTTTGATTTACTTGAGCATGGATTTGCTCTGATATTTTGTTAATTTGATTCTTATCTTCGTAATAAATTGTCTTATCTATTAAAGCCATTAATACGGCATCTGAAAGAGTATCTGCTATATCGCTTTTTGCATGAGTTCCATTAGCAGTTATCTTACTCATGTGAGAAATACACATATCAACATGATTAGCATCTTCAGTAAAAGTAATTCTTTTTTGATAAATATAGGTTTGACAGTTTAGATGTCTTTGAGTTTTACTAGTTTGATCTCTAATAATATCTCTTATTTCTATTCCTCTTTCTTCATTTAATATGCTTAAAAGTGTAGTTCCAGTACTTTTCTTTTCAATTCCGGCTAATCTAGGCGGTTTTTTATGTCTTCTACATGTAGTTAGGAAGTCTATAAATAATGGCTTTAAATCTTTTGGCTCTACCCATTGTTCAATACAGTCAATCCAATGTAATGCATACTCATCATAGTATTTGTATAAGCCCCAAAAACTAAATACTGTAGGACAATTCCATTTTTTATCAGTTTCAGCGGTATCACCTGTAATAAATGTCATTAAAAACTCAGGTTCTTCTGATAATTTTGGGAAATATTCAGGCCTAAATAATGCACCTCCAGCCGGTATAGGATTTTGTTGGTGCTGCGATGCATATACATAAGGACTAAATTCACGCAAGGTCAATAACATGTCTTTTGGAAATGCTTCTGGATATAGAGCATTTTCTGCATCATCTAATGATCTTAGAATTACATTTTTCCACGTAGTTCCATCTCCTTGCTCTAGCAAGAAAGCAGGTAAATCAGCTTCGTGTAGCCGTTGTCCAAGAAAGATAATCGGAACATTTATACCCCGTACGCGTTGCGACACAGTCTCCTTATAGTTCTGGATAACCGATTCTCGAATAGTATCGGAGTGAACCTCGTCGGGCTTATGAGCATCATCAACAATAAGAGCGCCACTAAACCTGGCCAAACCTGGCAAACCAGCGTCAAAACCAGTAATGGAACCAGAAGCACCAAAAGCCGCCACAGTACCGCCATGAGTGTTTTTAAAATATTCTTTAGCTTTTGAATCATGTTGTATTTTAATCCCAAATAAAGTTTTATATTCATGCAGCGATATTAAACGTTTAATCAATTCTGTTTGTTTAGTAGCAATCTTCTTTGAATAAGATATGTACATATATTGAGAGTCAGGATACATAGACATAGTCCAGCCTACCCACATTACCAATAATGTTGATTTACCATGACCAGGAGGTAGATTCAATATAAGCCTAACATCTTCAAGACGAGCGCATTTACTCAAAGCCCTAGCGCAGGTAATAAAATGAGATTCACGACCATTAGGATTGCTTAGTATGAATTCTCTTTGATGAAGATGCTTATAGAAAAACTGGCAAAACAACAGAAACGAACCCTGAAGTCTCGATTTTAATTCTAATAGCTCAAGGTTTGGTTCTTGCATAGACATACTAGTTAGGGTAAACCCTAATAGTATAGAGATAGGCTAAATGTTAGTCAATATTATAAAAACATTCTATAATCCAATTTAAATCTAGCCTGTATTCTTTTGGCAATATTCTTACCAATAGTTCGTCGTCCATTTTCCATAGCCGAAAGATTAGATTGTGTAATATTCAACATTTTTGCAAACTCACGCTGAGTTAAACCTTCTCTGTGACGAACTCCGCCTAATAAAGCGCCTGATTTTCCATACTTTTCAAAAAGATCGCCAAATACTTCTTCTGGAGAATAACTTTCTTTTTCATCTCCAAATTCAATAAACTCCCAAGGAATACAATTAGCAGGAATTCCATTGACACGCATACTTGCTATTTTTTCTATAGAAGGAGCATTTAAATATTCCATAATTTACTTAACCTTGCGCTTAACTTTTAACTCATCAATCTGATATTGTAACTCTTCTATCTTTTCTAGAAGATAAATAATCTCAATTCCTGCAGGAAGAGGTGCGCCCATAGAAACAGCCCCATGATCACATACATGTCTTACGTTATTAATTGATAGATCAACACGCTGCTTAAATTCTTTGTTCATTTCTCATCCTCTATTAATTCTTTATCCGATTGCGTAGTCTTTATCTTAAACCAATAATTAATACTAGCACTAAGAGCCCCGGACAAGTAACTCATTACTGAGTATACAATCTCTTTATTCTCTATCGGCGACGACTTATTAACTATCATGTTCATTAACAAATACATGCCAGCAAACATCAATAACGTCATTACGCCCTGAAATAACACTTTAACCATTTTAACATCTAACTTTTTCATTATAATTCCATCAATAACCTGGCAATATATTATACATTATTGATATCTATAAGTCTGTACGATAAAGCTTACATTTAACTGATTAATATATAATCAGTAACCCAAAGCTAGACATGTTATTAAAAATATAATTGCAAATATTCCACCTATAATTGATAGGTCATATAATATAGTTAATATTTTGTTCATAAAATTACCTTATTCAAACAATATTCTAAAAGTCTTAACTTCACACTTCTTTTCAAGAATTCTTATCTGCTCTTTAAGATCCTTAACTTGTTTGTAAAGTCTAATATTTTCTATATCTATATCCGAAGCCTTCCTGTCAAATCTATTAACTTCTTCTCTCATTCCTAAACAGTCAGTACATTTTGTTTTTTTAAGCCAATAAATCATACAGCACCTTATATTCTTTCTTCTGACACACTCTAATGAACCTATCCTTTTTGCATTGCTTCAAAGTAGGCATAACCACATCACATCTTATTAATAAACCATTATTCTTTCTTATCTTCCAGCATTGCTTTTTCTTAGTATGTTTAGAATAGAACTGATATACATTTTTAATATAGCTCTCTCCTTCTTTACATCCTAAAACTAACTGCTCAACGTATTTCACGACATCGACCTATTACCATATACTTAAATGAATATGAGCAAAATAACAAGGAACTACAATCCATTCTATTAATTGGCATATTTTATTATAGATTTTTAAAATTGATTTTAAAAATATCAACTCATCCCCCTATTTATATTCCATTGAGCAATTTCTACGTCAATACTTTGATTGAAGTTTCGAGCTGAATTTCTCTTATATGCTTTTTGTTTATTACATTTTGAACATTCTAGTATGCAAAAATACATGATGGATTTGAAATGTCCACTAAAATCGCAATAGTTATCACAAGGAACAGATGCA